AGAAGAAACCAAAGAAGTAAGAGAAAAAGCTCCTCAAACAGTTGCTGGAGCATCTCGAACATCAAAATCAAGTGGTTCTAAAAAGGTGAAGCTAACTCCTAGTCAAGTAGCGATAGCGAAAAAATTAGGCGTTCCCCTTGAAGAATACGCAAAATATGTATAGATTGGAGATAATATGGTAAATAAAACGCTTAGGTCTAATGAGACAAGGGAAAAGACAGCTCGTAAAAAAGGTTGGACAAGACCTTCTGCATTAGACGCACCCCCAGCTCCAGATGGTTATAGACATCGATGGATCAGGGAATCAGTCAGAGGATTTGATGATTACAAAAACATCAGTGGAAAATTACGCGAAGGTTGGGAATTAGTCCGAGCCGACGAGTATCCTGACTGGGAACTTCCTACTATCGAAGACGGTAAGCACGCTGGTGTGATAGGGGTAGGTGGGTTGCTGTTAGCTCGTATGCCAATAGAGACAATTGAAGAGCGAAACGCTTATTACAGACAATTAACAGAGGGCCAAAAGCAAGCTGTTGACAATGATCTATTGAAAGTCGAGGATCCAAGGATGCCGATCAGTAAACCCCAAAGGCAAACCAAAGTAACTTTTGGTTCAGGAAACAAGTCGTAATCGGCACGGTTTGTTAGACGACCAATATTAACACGTATTACAAAGGAGTAATATTATGGCAAACGTAGACGCACCATTCGGGTTCAGACCCGTACAAAAGGTGGGTGGCGGAGTATCAAACCAAGGGCAAACTGAATATGCTATTGCCAATAACTATGGTACTGCCATCTTCCAAGGTGATCCAGTTGAACTCGTTTCCACTGGTACACTAGAAGTCGCTAATGCTGCAGGTAATACTATTGTTGGTATTTTTAATGGTTGTTTTTATACAGACCCAACTACACAAAAACCAACTTTTAGTAATTACTACCCAGGTAGCATTTTAGCTGACGACATCGTAGCAAACGTTATCGATGATCCGAATCAGTTGTTTGAAGTTCAAGCATCTGGAACAGTAACAGCTGCTAATGTCGGTGAAAATGCTGAGACAGCATACACTGCAGGTAGCACAAAATCAGGTATATCTAAAGCTGAAGTGGACACTTTTGCATCAAACGCTAGCTCAACATGGATTATCGTAGGTCTTTCAAAAGATCCAGATAACGATGATACATCTTCTGCTAACGGTAACTTGATCGTAAAACCAAACCTTCACTATTACACTGGTGGAAAGGCAGGGGTATAAACCATGGCTATTTCAAGAAGTCAACTCGTTAAAGAGTTAGAACCAGGTTTAAACGCACTGTTTGGCTTGGAATACGCAAGATATGAGCAAGAGCATACAGAAATCTTCGATCAAGAGTCTTCTGACAGAGCATTCGAAGAAGAAGTAATGCTTTCAGGTTTTGGATCAGCTCCAGTTAAATCTGAAGGCGCAGGTATCTCTTATGATACTGCTGCTGAAGCTTATACTTCACGTTACACACACGAAACAATTGCATTAGGCTTTTCAATCACTGAAGAAGCTGTAGAAGATAATCTCTACGATCAGCTTTCTTCTCGTTACACAAAAGCTCTTGCAAGATCAATGGCTAACACAAAGCAAGTTAAAGCTGCTGACGTTTTAAACACAGCATTTGCTGCTGGTGGAGCTGCAGGTACTAACCCAGGTGGTGACGGTGTTTCACTTATTAACACAGCACACCCACTTGCAGTCGGTGGTACTTTCTCCAACAGATTAGCAGTAGACGCTGACTTAAACGAAGTATCACTTGAGCAAGCTTTAATTGACATTGCTGCATACGTAGACGAGCGTGGTTTAAAAATCGCAACTCAAGGTAGAAAACTGATCATTCCAAAAGAATTACAGTTTACTGCTGACAGATTAATGAGCTCAGCGCTAAGAACAGGTACAGCAGACAATGACATTAACGCTATCAGAAACATGGGAATGATTCCTGAAGGTTATGTAGTAAATCACTTCTTAACTGACACAGATGCATTCTTCATTAAAACTGATGCACCTAATGGTCTAAAGCACTTCGTGAGAACACCAATGTCCACAAACATGGAAGGTGATTTCGACACAGGTAACGTAAGATACAAAGCTAGAGAGAGATACTCATTTGGTTTCTCTGATCCTAGAGGTATCTTTGGTACTTCAGGCGCTGCCTAATAAATAATTAATTAAACAAGAAGGGCGTATGTCTTTGACTGCGCCCTTTTTTTATGCAAGAATGTAGCTTTATTAACCTCATGACCCTTAGGGGACTATTAACAAAAGGAGATAGACATGGGAACAACTACATTTTCTGGTCCAGTAAAGGCCGGAACAATCAAAGAAACAACAGGTACTACTTTAGGATCTGATGTTAAAAACGTAGGCCAAGTTGTAATGGCACAATCTGCATTTATTGATATTACAGGTGCTTCACATCTTAATCAGGTAATTGGAACAATTCCTGCAAATTCACAAATTACAGACGTTGTTTTAAACGTAACAACTGTAAATGATGATACTAATGCAGCGACTGTTTCTGTTGGCACAACAGATGATGGTGATGCTTTTATCGCAACTGCAAACGTCAAAGCTTTAGGCACAACTTATGGTACTTTAGATACTGAAGCATCAAATGTTGGTTCAACTGACATTCAAGTTCTTGCTGATTTTACAGGAACAGATGGTGATGGAACCACAGGTAATGCAACAGTAACTGTAAAATATTTACAAAACGCTCAAATAGCACTTGCTGGCGACGTACCTGCGTAAGGAGTAAATCATGGCTAACACAGTAACAGGACCTACAATTCAATTTCAAGGTGATCGTAAAATGATTAACACTTGTTTTGTATCTTGTGATGGTGGCAATACTAGCTCAATTACTCTTGTCGATGTATCTGCTTTAGCTACTAATAAAGCTGGTGAAGCATGTACACAAGTATCCTTAAATAAAATTTGGTATAGTGGTGGTGGAACAGCAAACTCTTCTGCCACTCTTACTTGGGATGCTACTGCCGACGTTCCTTTCTTATCGTTAAACTATGACAACAATTTTGACTTCTCTTCTTTTGGTGGTCTTGATAACACTCAAGCTACAGGATACACAGGAGATGTAAAATTGGAAATTCCTGCAACTACAGTAGCAGGTCAAGAGTTTACAGTTTGGTGTGAGTGGGTAAAAAAGTATGACTAGGAAAGCTGACAAGCAACCACCTAAAACAAAAAAATATTTCCGTTCCACTAAAAGTGGAGCGGGAATGACTAAAGCAGGTGTCGCTCGTTATAGACGAGAGAATCCTGGTTCTAAACTAAAAACTGCTGTTACAGGTAAGGTAAAACCTGGAAGTAAGGCTGCTAAAAGAAGAAAGTCTTTTTGCGCTCGATCAGCAGGACAAATGAAAAAATTTCCCAAAGCTGCAAAAGATCCTAACTCAAGATTAAGACAAGCTCGTAAACGTTGGAGATGTTAAATGAGACAAGATTGGTTTATGTGGTTATGTTCAGCGATCTTAATAACTTTTGTTCTTTTTATAGGCTTTCAAAAAAAATCTCACGCTGAGACAAATACCGTGTCCAGCACGGTAGTAACAAATTCAACACCACCAACAGCTTCTGCACCAAATTCAATGGTCACAAATAATGATATATGTAAAGTTTCTGTTGGCTCTAGCGTTCAAAATAACGTTTTAGGATTAGCTACAGGATACGTCATTGACGATGAGCTATGTCAGAAATTAAAGCTAAGTCGTTCTATGTATGCCTATGGCATGAAAGTGGCGGCAGTATCAATATTATGTCAAGACAGTCGTGTTTGGGACGCCATGACCGATGCTGGGACCCCTTGTCCTGCACGAGGATCCATAGGCGCTGAAGCTGCTCAATATTGGACTGACAATCCAGATGAAATTCCAGACGGAAGTAAATACAAAACAGAATACGTTCAAGCCAACAAACTAGAACCTAAGGAGTTCACTGATGCACAAAATGCTGCTCTTTTCAAAACTTTGTTTATTATTGCTACTGGCTTCCTTATCCTCTAAAGCAG